ACGTTGTAGTGACGGAACGCGATGCTTTCCGTCACGCCAGGGCTCTGCGCGTCGTTGTACCTCACGCGGATATCTTCGATGTTCAACGGGCCGGCGTTGCCCTGGCTCTCGAACACCATCTGAGGATTCGTCGTTGCGAGCGAACCGACGCTGGTGAAGTCGAGGTCAAAGTTCTTTGTCAGGTAACCCGTTTGGCGCGTCTTAATCAGGAAGTCGGCATTGCCGCGCGCATCATGGTTGCGGGAAACACAGCGCGCCTTGTAGTTTTCTCCGCCGACAACGAAGAACGACCGGATTGCACTGTAGGCGCGGTAATCTAAAGTCACGTCGAACATGTTGCTCGTGGACGTGAACCCGTAGTAAGTGTGATGGGCCTCGTACTCCGCCCATAGATTGCGGGCCTCGGCGACTGCGCTAACGCAATCGAACGGGGATACCATGTCGATAAATCTACCGCCAGTTACGCGAAGGTTGTACACCGGCCCGACAACTGGATTCAACCGAATCGCGGTGATTCCCTGGAACTCGACAGAGTCGTCATATCCCAGATCTTGGATCACCGGATTTTCCAACGTGAATCCGTCCACATCATCAAGCTCAAACAGCGGCGCGTTCCACAGACCTGTCGTATTGACGGTGATCTTTGCGCCGTTGAACCTGATTCCGAGATCCTCACCAGACACTTCAAATATGGCGGCTGCACTTGTGACGGCACCGAGGAAGTAGGTTTTCCCTTCAGTCAGCATCAGCCATTGGTTGCATGACAAAGCAGTAGCGAATGCCGTACGGTCGTCCGTGGAGCCATTCCCGACTGCACCGTAGCGCTCGGGCCTGCCAGGAATATAGGCGTAGTTTGTTGGGGTGACGCCAGCGGCAATTTCACCTGCTGATCGGCTGAATGTGTAGTTGAGGAACTGACCGAGGCCGCCAGCGTAAGACAGCGCCGGGTTGTATCCAGTGAGGAATATCCCCTTGGCTGGGTCTGCGGTGCTTGCCAAATCGGCGCGGAGAGCTGCGTCAAGGGTCGCCGCGCTCGGGTCGATGTTGATGTTTTCAACAACGTAGATCAGCCCACCGGCCGCCGTCTCCAACTTGACGTTGTAACCACCGGACCAGAATACCGTAGCCTCACCGCGGGCATTGAGGATGATCGGGTTTGTGTTCAGCGCCGTAGCGCCTGCGTCGGACCATGTATCTTTCGGCGTGGTGATACCCGCGCCTGGTTGCCAAGTGTACAGTTTGCCACCAGCCAGCGGATCGCCGTTGGAGTCGAAAAACTGCTGTTTGCCGTTCGGTAGTACGATAGCCATATGGAGAGCCTTTTAAGAGCGCTTGCGCCGTTGGTTGGTGTTGGGCTCTACACCCTGCTATTTGACTTGCTCCGCGCTCGCCGCGCCCGCTCCAACAGCGGTGAGTCTCAGAAGCTTCGACAAGTCTTCTACGTCCTTGGCCGACAGCTTGGGCACAGTCTTCGGCACCTCCGCAGCAAGCGCCTTCGACACCGTTCGGTCATTGCTGATAGCGGTTTGCGCCGCCTTGCCAACAGCGAGAACCGGCGAGATTCCAGGAATGCGGCCGGCGATGTTCATCAGCGCGCCAAAGTTTCCGGAAGTCTGGACCGGGGCGGCGTTTGGGAACTGGTGGATGTAAGCCGCGATCCGCCCAAGCCGCTCTAGTTGCTGAATCTCAGCATCAGAGTAGAAGGCGCGCAGCTTGTCGGTGCCGATGCGGCGGATGGTTTCCATATACCGCTCAGCAGAAAACGCTTTGTCGCCAGCCACGTTCTGCCCGAAAGCCGCCCTACGCAGCTCATCGCCGATCTGCGCTTTTGCTTGCGTGTAGGCTTGCGGCGCCTCGGCCTTGAGGATCTTCGCTAGGCCGTTTACTTCATCGGTCTTGCCGCTGATGACGAAGCGCTTCACGAAGTCGTCCGCAGCCACCTTGCCGCTCTGCGCTGCTTCCAAAGCAGGCACAGCATCACGAAGGGCGAACAGTTCCGCCGCTTTCTTGCGAGCTGGCGCAAAAACATCATCCACCCCCGCGTCATCAAGAATCGACTTCTTCACAGCGGAGCGAAGCTCGCTCAATGCGGACATCACAGCAGGCTCGTTACTGCCTTGCTTGTTGATCTCCTTCATCAGCTTGTCTGCCTCTTCAACCGTAAACAGCTTGCGTTGGTTGTTCACTTCTGACGGGTCTAGGCCGTACTTTGCGAACTGGCCACGAATGCCAGATGGAACAGCGGTGCGGTAACGGTCAAAAATGTCGGCCACGTCTTGAGCAAGCCCCTGCATGGGCACCTCGGCATCCTTGCCTGCGCTTTGGCGGGCCAGCTTGTAGGCGCCAGAGACTTCCGCGCTGCGGCGGTTCAGCGCCTTGTCTGCTGCGTCGCTGATGATGTTTCCTGCCGGGTATGCCTCTTTCGAGCCCTGAGCCAGTGCGCCAACCTTGGCCTGTAGTTGCTTTCCCTGCGTCTCGAAACGCTCCAGCAGCGGAGCCCCGGCGCCTGGCACTTGCCGAAGATTCCGCTCATCCGCGTACTGCCTGGCATCGCGCCCGATCTGGCCTAGCGTGCCCTGCATGCCTTCGGCGTCGAAGTCGGCCTTTCTGGCAAGCGCTGTCGGGTCTAACTTGGCATTCGCTGTCATCGCCGCATTGACCTGATCCCGAAGCTGCTGTTGCACTTGCGGCGCCATGTCCTCCCACTTCGTGCCGGCGTCGTCGGCGATCTGGCGCAGCGTGCTTTCAAGGTGCGTGATGTCCGTAACTTGCGACTTGCGCCCGGCAGCCCAGCGCCCGAAAGCGTCGCCAATTTTCCCGGCAATTGGCGTCAGAATCGCGCCGCCAACAGCACCAAGCCCGACCTGCGCGGCCTTCTGCTGCGCGAAGCTCGCGCTTGGGTCGGTCATGTCCACCGGCTGCAAGGCGCCACCAGCCGCCCCGGCCGCCGCCCCTGCGCCGACGCGCCCTAGCGCCGTTGCTGCGACAGGCAGGCGCGAGGCAATCGCCGCGTTTGCAGGAGACACGACATTTCCGACCAGTCGCGCGCCGTCGAATCCTTCTTGCCCGGTGGCGGTTCGCGCGGCCTGATAGTCGGCCTCGTTGCCAGCGTTCATGGCATCAACGCGCTTGGCCTCGCGGCCGAAGAAGTCGCTTACCGTGTTGGGGGTCATGCCGCCCAAGCTAGTGATGAATTCCAGCCCACGCGGCAGCAATTGCGCCCCGGCATCGATGGGGTCGCGCGTGCCTTGCAGGATTCGACCCGGGGCGCTGGCCTGCACCTTCTGGCTTGTGGTTGCCACGGGCTTTTGCTTGACAAGAAGGCTCTGCACTGTCCGCTGGATGACAGCGGGGTCCGTGCCGTCTGGAAACTCCAGGCGGGTGCCGTCGTGCAGCTCGGCGGTGATGCTCATGGCACCGGCCGCCCCATTGAGTCAAAGCGCAGGACCGGGCCAGGCGTCGGGGCCTTAGGCGCCGTTGCCTTCTGCCCGCGGTCAATAATCACGTTTGCAGGATTGGCGCCGTATTGCCTAGCCCGACCCTCAAATGCGGCGTCAACTTCGCGTTGCGCTGCCTTTGCTTCCTCAAAAAGCGCGTCCGCAGCAGCCCCTAGGTTCTTGACCTGTTCCGCCGTCATCTTTTTGCCTGACATCAGTGTCGGGACAATGTTGGCTGCCCGGTCAAACCACCCAGAAGCATTTAGCGCCATTCCGAGTTCCGACTCGCGGACAACAGAATTCGGGTCCAGAATCTTCATGAACGCCGTGCCAGCAGCCAACGCAGAGCCTGGGTTTTTCTCTGCCGTTTGCAAGGCGCCCTTTACCTTTTTCATCGCAGTAGCGGTTTCGGAAAACCCCTTCGACTCGACGCGATAGTCATCCGCGAGCTTCATCTCGGTATCTTGAGAACGCTTGGCTCCAGCCACGTCGCGCGTTGCTTGATTTGCATCCTTGGCAACGGCACGATTCAGCCTTCCCTCGCTCTTGACCCTCTCGTCCGTCATCACATCGCCAGGCGTGGCGGTTTTGGAGAACGACTGACCCGGCGTGACTTGTCCGGTGAGTTGGTCTGTGCTGAACTGCTGGTCTGCGCCGCCCATGTTGCGGATGTCCGTCTTCGGAAGCATCAGTTCAATGCGCTTGCTGGCGTCCATGACCTCCATGCCCTTAGACAGCAGGAATGGGCGAAGCTGTTCCGGCCGACCGGGAAGGGAACGCACCATTTGCGCGCCCTGCGCCTGGTCAATCAATCCTTGCTGAACAAGGTTCGTCACCGTGCCGATCACGTCTTGGTGTGTCACGCTTGGGTTTGCTAGCAGCGAAGACAAGGCGGCTCCGGTGATGCCGAGTTTTTCTTTAGCCTGCTTGAGCTTCGCGGCCTCGTTCTCTGTGGTCGCCTTGGTCAGTTCCGCCTGTTGTTTCTGAAAGCCTGGGATGCGGGCACCAAGGCCTCGCTCTGCCATGCCAGACATCAGCGCTTGCTGGTCGTTCCCTGCAGAACGGTAAAGATCAGCCAGCGTCTGCTGCTCCTGCTGCTCGCGCTGCGATCCCTGCAATTGGAACTGCCGCATCTGCTCCTGCAAGGACAGGTCGCGAAGCTGAGCCTGTTTGGCGCGAACGGTCAGCGGGTCGTCAAGCTGCGGGCCACGACCTTGGAGAGCGATAGATGCGTCAATCGCCATGTCAGTCCCCGCTAGTGCCGTTGCCGTAGAAGAAATTGTTCAGGCCAGAAGTTCCCCAGGATGACCCGCCAGACGGCGCTGTTGATTGCTGCTGCCACCAGTTGCCGAGCGTCCCCAGCCCCTGATTGATGGCATTTGCCTGCCCAACAGTACCCGCCGCCCTGGCGTTGGAGGCCTGAGTCTGATAGTCGCCAATGTTGCCCGCCGTGGTCATGCCGGCTTGACTCACATCGCGCGTTGCTGTCTGCCCGAGCCCAGCAATTGAAGACAGCCTGTTAAACCTGCGGTCCCTGTCGGCGTTGAAGCGGTTATAGGCGTTGCCGTATTCCTGGCTTCCGAAGTTCTGGCCGTACTCAACCAAGTCTTTCCCGGCGCCACCAGAAAGAAGGCCGCCCCGCGCCGCAGCGCTTGACTCCAACGCTCGTTGACCCTGCTTCATGCGGAAATCAAGGCCAGGGTCTGCGTTGAAGTCGGCCATCGTGAAATCACGATTAAAGTCTCCGCCCGCTGCGGTCCCAGATGTAAGCTGGCCAAGCGCGCCAATCCCAGCATGCCGCCACGGCTCCTGCAGTTCAACTGTGCGGTTGAACATATCGAGTTGCGTTTGCGCGGCATTATCGGCGGACGCGGCTTGGTCTCTTGATGCGCTTCGTGATGCGCTGCTAGTAATCAGCGCGCCGCCGACAATTGCTGCTGCGGTCCACGGCATTTTACGGCTCCCTACGGATGCACACGATCATCGTGATGCGCTCGTGATCTGTTTGGTTCGTCACCCAATGGGTGTGCGAGTTATCAAAGAAGAACAAGTCTCCTGGCTTTGTCTCAAGCTCTTCGCCTTCAAAGCAGAACTTTTGCCCTGGTGCGCTGGCAAGCTGAAGCGCGAATTTGTCGTATCGTCTTGCGTGCCACCCCGGATCTTTGTGGGGCCGACACACGGCGCCTGGCGGGATGCGCGTGATAAGCACGCCCCCCAACTCAACCCCGTTGACAAAGCGCATGATGTCAAGGCAGATAGGCTTAACGCCAAGGATGTCCGCGGACGGATACCACCTAGATTCGTGCGGGCCATCGCGTTTTGCGTCTTCTTGCGATCCAAAGCGGCACCAAATGTCATCTAGGCCAAAATGTGGACTCTTTTCGTCCTTTGTTCTGTCGTTAAACTCATTCCATAGCTGCGGATTCGCCTGAAGTTCCCAGCGAATCGCATTCACTGGAATTCCTCGCTGCAAAAGCCTAATCTTTTCCATCACTCAGGCCCAACCATGAAGCGTCGATCTCGCTCTGCCAGCATCTCGTCAGCAATTGACGCGCACTCTTTGCAGCTACGCGGCGTCGCCGCGTCTCGCGTGGTTCCAGGGTGCAGGCTCATGCTGACGACAGATGCAAAATACATGTCCCAGGCCTGGCGGCGCATAGTGCTGTTCAGATCTTCGCTCATGCCGTGATCCGATTCACGTAGCCCGTGATGTTGATCGCGCTGGCTGTGCCGGAGAACGCCCGCACCGCAAGACCACCATTGAGCACTTGGCCGACAGCAATCGGCGTCGGTGCCGAGTTTGCCGCCAGGATGTAGCCCTTCATCATGTGGCTTGCTGGGTCAGCAACGCCGCCCCATTCAAGCGTCAGGGTAGCAGACGCGCCAGTCACGTTTGAAGCCCAAATGTAGACCTCATCAAATGACGTAGAGCCAGCCACCGCGGTGTGCAGCAGAGTTCCGGGCGTTGCGGTCGCAGCAACAGGGATTGGTGCGCCGCTTGTGCTGCCAGAAAGGAGCGCGCGGGTATATATCGCCATCAGCGGGCTCCGAAAACGCGGCCACAGATGACGCTGTTTGCGTCATCCGGTTGCTGTGTCATGGGGATGTGGCGCGGCAGGAACGTGTCTAGATAGCGCACGTCTGCGGGCTCCTGGGGCATTTGCACTTGCCGTCCGAACACACCCAGCGCAGAAGCTGTTGCGCGCTGATCTGCGGCATCGACGGCCGCCTGAAGTTCGCTCGGCGACAGCGCAACACTGCCGCCCACGCGGTTGTAAAGATCTTGGAAATACAGCGACCAGGGTCGAGTGATGTTGCCTCGTTCATCGACAAGGCGGATTCGCGGCGGTGGCGGGACAAGGACGGTCATGTGCTCACATCCAACATGGCGCCAGTCATCACCCGCTTCACCGGGTCAGTGATCGTCACCCGGAAGACGCGAGACAGGCCAAAGCGGCGCGGAGTCCCCAGCCTTCTCCATCTTACACGAAGTTGGTACTCGCCAACTTTTCCTATCTTCGCTTCGTGCTGGTTGCTCCATGTCTTCCCGCCGTCGTCGCTCCACTGGAGAAGCGCAACCGGATCGCTGCCAGGGCCTACGGTGGTGCCAACACCTGTTTCAAAGTCGATCTGCAGCATGTTGTAAGACCGCGCACTAACGAATGCGCCAGTCCTGCGTGACACGATCAAGGCGCCGTTGTCCGTGTAGGTGTTTAGGTCAAGGTAATACAGTTCATTGCCCGCCCAATCGCCCACGATGTTCTTGTTTGCAAACGCCATCTGACACTGCGCGCGGTGCCGATGAAGCTGTCCAGTGGAGGGGTCACGCCAAGCCCGCTCATGCCATAGTCCGACAGATGCGTCAAAGCACCATGTTCTGTCCCCAACGTTCAGGACATAGAAGGCGTGGCTTTCTTGCTGGTAGGTCCAGGCGATAGCGCCAGAAAGATCCTCTACCTGTGAGATTGCGTATTCAATGGCCGGCGTGCTGACGCGCTGCGGCTCATAAGCTCCCGCTGCTCTCCAGACCGTCCCGCGTCCGTTGTCATCGGCCCCAAGCCAATACACCGTGTTGTCCATCTTTGCGATGGAAAACGCGGCCGCGCAGCCATGCTCGATCACGGCGCCCTGGATGCGCTGGAGCGGCCGGTCTGGGTCGCTCGTGACCGAAAACACCTCGGTTGTCGTTTCGCCGAAATACCAGTATTCAAGGTGGTCAACGATCTGGCCGACGCCGTTATCAGGGGATGCCTCGGCGGTAAAGAAGGAAAGCGGCTCAATGTCCGTGCTATAGAGGTTGCTGTATTGCGCCCGCCCGGTGTTTGGGACATTCCAAACGTAGTAGCCAGAGATAAATCCGACTTGAACGGCGCCGAGAAAGTCCGTGTCTGTGATCTGCGTTACCGTATTCAGCGCCGTGTCAACAACGAACATGTCGGGATTGGTTGTGATCACGACAGTAACGCCGTTACTCGCCATGCTGACAGGGGCGCTTGTCAGGGTCACAATGCCGATGATCGTTGACGTGCCATCGGCGGCGACACGGTGCACGTTCTCGCCAACAACGACAAATGCCGTTTGGGTGTTGAACCTCAGCATTCCTCTAACACCGGCTGCGCCAGCGAGAGAGGTCCATGCCACTAGGCCCGGCGTCCCATAAAGCGCCGCAACGCTCTTGGACGATCCTACCGCCGAAGTCTCGGGGTAGAGATTCAGGCACGTCTCGGCGTCAAAATTGGTAGACCTCGCGGTATACGCGCCGCCGATGAAGCCTTGGTATGGAACGAGGGCCATTAGTATCCACGTTGCCAGTAAGCGAAAGCCGGCTCGCCTAGTAGCGTCTGGTCATACGCGGCGACGACGCGCTTTTTGTTTGCTCGCTTGAGGTCTGCCTTGGAGCTAACCGCAATCGCCGACACGGCTGGAGGCGGGGTGACGCCATATTCAGGCGCGAGATTGGTCGCAAGTGTGTACCGCAGCGCCTTTTCATAGCCAGGCGGGAAGGACAGCACGCTAGCCAGCGTCAGCGGGAATGTCAGCACCCGATCAACCGCAAAACTAGCCGTGCTGGCAGTGGCGGGAACCGGATACAGGATGATCTGACCGAGCGGGTATTCGTTGAGGTAAACGAACCGCTGAGAAATGCCGCCGATGCTCTTGACGGCCAAGCTGTTCCACTCTTCCAGCCCCCATTGAGTCATGGGGAAGTCGGCGCCGTTCACTGACGTGTAGGACAGGCCGATTCGGATGGGGCGAGTTGTGTTGAAGTCGCCACCAGGCCCGATGGTGTAGGTCGATTGTCCAGGGGTCAGAGCCCCCGTGAAGTTGTCCGTCTGCCAAACGGCCAGGTTCTCCAGGCTCCAGTTTTCGAGAATGTCGTTCAGTGACTTCAGTCCGTCCGTTGCCTCATCTGCGGTCGCGGTTTCGCCGCTGGCAAGGATTGTTGCCAGCCGCATGGACGACTCGATCAATTCCAGGGCCGAAGTCATTGAACACCTTCAAAAGGCCCCGAGCCGAAGCCCGGGGCGAAGACCTCTTTGCAAGGTCAGGAGGAGACTCAGTTCTTCGGCGTCATGCCGAGCGGGTTCAAGATGCACCAGTCGATCAGCGTCGCAGCCGTGGCGTTGGCCGTGCCGTAGATCGTGAACGAACCATCAGCGCAGACGATGCGCTCAACCCGAAGCAGCGTGCCGTCAGCAGCGGCCTGGGCAACGCATGCCCACACCTTGCTTTCTGCGGTCACGTTCGGGTTTGTGACAACCAGCGAACTCGCGCCGATGGCAACCGAAACACGACCCTCCATCTCGGTCGTGGTCACGGCGCCAGTGGTGATGGTGCCGCCGTCAGTCGCAAAGCCGCTGTCGATCAGCGCTGTCTCGGTCGAGGTGCGGAACTGCCGGATCGTGCCGGCTGCGTAACCCCCGTAGGGGCGGAGAAGGGTGACAGTCATTTCATGTCCTTAGGTGTACAATTCAGGGATGAACACAATTAGCCACCCGCGCTTGCGCGAGCTTCTGCATTACGACCCAAACACCGGCGTGTTTACGCGGCGCACGGACAACAAGCGCGGATGCCGCGTTGGCGATATCTCTGGTTCGGTTAATCAGGACGGGTACAACTACCTGATGACCGACCGAAGAACCTACGCCAGCCATCGTCTTGCGTGGTTTTACGTTTACGGCGTTTGGCCGTCCTACGATATTGACCACATTAACGGCGACAAACTTGACAACAGAATCAACAACCTGCGCGATGCGCCCACGCAAATCAACATGCAGAACGAGCGCAGACCGCGCAAGAACAACAAGGCTGGATTGATGGGAGTCCACTTCAGGAAAGACCGGAATAAATGGGTTGCTGCGGTTCGAGTGGCTGGTAAGTCGATCCGGTGCGGCGCTTTTGATAATCCCGAGGATGCGCATAAGGCATACCTTGAAATGAAGCGAAAGCACCACCCCGGATTCAACCTTTAAGAGATTGTGTAATATTTGGTTGAAAGTTCGCTGTAGGTTGCGGCCCACCCGAAAAGCACGTCGATACGGAAAATCGCATTATCGTTGACCCCGTCGTAAAACTCGACCACGCGCAGGGTGAAACCGTTGTGGCTCATCTGCTCGGACGAGATCACGCCGCGCGCCGGGGGTTGCCACAGCGGAACCATCGCCAGGGTGAAAGCGTCCTTGTGGAATGCGCAGTTCGCCTTGTACGATGTCGATGCCGCACCCAGGATGACGTAAGGCGCACCCGTGGTCGGGCTGGCCGTGACGTTCTGGAATGCGCCGGTCGTGACGATGGCAGGGCTGATGTTGATCGTGGTCGCGCCAACAAGCGCGTCAGCCGTCACCACGAAGTTTGCCAAAACGCCCGTATCGGTGCGGCTTTGCGGATTCACCGAGTTCACGCCCGGCAGCGTGATGACGGTGCCACGGGTCAGCGTGCCGCCGGCGACAGCCACGACCGTGATCGCCGAGCCGGTCTGATTCGCGCCGTTGATGTTGGTCGCGGTCGCGGCACCGTTGGTGTGCGTATCCACGTTTTGGTCCATCATCGGACGCAGGCCGAACGAGTCTTGCATGTAGCCGGTGCGGTACTGGCCGTTGATGCGCTCGGACATGTTGAACAGGCCCGCGAAGCCCTGAATCATCGCGCCGTTGAGTGCCGGGCCCATGACGAACTGCCGGCGACCATCCTTCACGGGAGCGGCCATGATGTCCAGGCGCGTGTTCGCGTCGGTCATCGCAGCCACGGCGAGGGCTTGGGTCGTCGGGAGCGCGCCCGCACCGTTCAGCGTGTTGTAGGTGCTGAAGTGGGCCAGCGCGCAACCTTGGCGGTCGATCTCGTTGGCAACCGGCGCCATCGCAGCGGTCAGCTTGTCGTTCAGCTTCGTCAGCAGCAGGGTTTGTTCCAGACTGTTGAAGTTGATGTCGCAGCCGCCCTGATTGACCGTCAGCGGGATCGTGGTTTCGACCGTCGCTTGCGGCACGGCGACACGACCAGCACGGTACGTGTAGCGCGGGGGACGCTTGATGTTGATGGTCGCGCCGGGAGCGTAGCCGCGGGACATGTTGCCCGTGAACTCGTCTTCCCAATCGCGATTGACGTTGGCGCTGAAGCTCAGCATGTTCTCAAGCACCGCCAGCGCTTCACGCGCGACGATGCTTGATGTTGCAAGGGTGTTGGTCATCTCAATTCCTTAGGGCGGTTTTTCGCCACTCCATGTAGTCGGCTTGGCTCATCTTTCCGGGGTCGCCCACGGTGCTACGGCCAGAGCCGACAGGAGTCGGCGGGGTTGGGGCAGAAGTGATTCGTTTCGGTGCCGGCGGGGCTTCCGCCTTCACGGACAAGGACGCTTCAAGACGCCCGATCTCTCGGGCTGCGGCCATCGGTTCCAGTCGGGAGAGCTTTGCGGCGACTTCCGGGTTCTGCGCCAGGTGATAGGCCACCTTCGGGCCGATGTCGCTTCCCTTGATGGCTTCTGCCATCGCGTGAGACATCGGCGCCGTGGATGACGCCATCACCTGATCAAAGTCCGGTAGCTCAGCTTTCACAGCCTCGGCACGCTGCTGCCAGGTGGTCGCCTGCGCGGCCTGGGTTTGCTGCGTCTTCTGCTGCTCAAACTCGGCTTTCACCAGTGCCTTGGCCTCGAATTTGGCGAGTGCCCGCACGTATGCGCCGTAGTCCTCGAATGCCTCCGGCTTCGGCTCGGCGTCTGCTTCGGCGGGCTGGGCTTTCGCCTCGCGTGTCTCTGCAATGCCGCGCCAATAGGCCGCTTCCCGTTGTGCCTCGTGCCGCTGGCGCGTGATCTCGTCAATCCGCTCCTGCAGCTTCGGCTTGAACTGGCCTTTCTCGTTGCGTTCCTGTCCATCGTCCGCGGCCTCTTCTGTCGCGGCCTCTGCCGTCGCCTCCGCTGCTGGCTCGGCTGGAGTTTCTTTGGCCTGTTCAGGCTTCGGGTGCTCCAGCGTCTCCAGAACGGTGACGTTCGGGCGTTGCTCGACTGCTTCGACTGCGGTTGTTTCCTGCGCGCTCATTGAGCGATCTCCTGCCCGGTGTTCACGCCCATCGGTAGGCTCCCTTGTGCGCCTTGGTCACTGCTGGGTGTCAGTGAGGCGAGATACATTGCGGCGATGTTGCAGAGGGTTGTCATGCAATCGCCGTATAGGTACTTGGTGCAGTGGTACACACCTTCAGGAGTCCGCCAGTCTTGTCGCGCACCAAATAGCCGACGACATTCGTCAGTGCGGCCGTCTCCACACCAGGCAGGCAGGCGCCGTCCCAAGATACAGATGCCGCTCCGGGGTTTGAGACGACGGTGGAGCCGTTGACCAACTCGACGTTGCTTGCCAGCACTGCGCATGTACCGGAAACCGCTGTAGAGAATGTGATCTCGCCGCCATCATTCGTCAGGCCCGTTCCGGTGCTGCTGACATTGCACAGTTCCAGTTTCGGGAAAGTGCCGGTCGCGTTGTTGTGGCGTACCGTTGCACGAATGGAGTTCTCCCGATCAACGTTGGACAGCTTGACGCGTCTAGTGATGGAGCCACCGTTATAGACAATGCGCCCGTGGCCCTTGACTCGTGCGTTTGAGATCTGCACCGAGCCGGCCACTGCAGTAGCGTCATTCACGGCCAGCAGTGCACCGCCCGCGGACACTCCAGTCCATACGCCGATCAAGTCGTCGAGCTGAAAGTTCGTGACGGCCCCGGCATTTCTGGCTCCGCTAGTCTTGTCGATCGTGACCAGGCTCGCCGATGTCGTGCTGTCATCGCGCCAGTCGATGCCTTGGAGTCGTAGCGACCCAATAGTCGGAACAACGGCCGTGTTTTCGATCGACACCATTGGCTTGCCGGTTTCTGTACTCGGCACCTTGCGTTGCACATTGCTGATACTGATCGACTCAATCGATCCATTCAGTGTGAACAACGCTTCTTGAGGTGTCGCGCTGGTCGGATAGATTTGCACTCCATCAAAGCTAATGTTTCGCAGCAGAGAATCAGCGCCTGTCGTGCTGCCACCGACCATCGGACCGCCCTTGTTGTATGGGCCCGTCAGGTTCGATACCTGAACGTTCGTCAGTGTGTTCGTTGTGGAATCCAGCAGTCTGACATGGTGCCACATGCCAAGCGTTACGTCAGCATGCACGCCTCGAATCGTGATGTCGTTGGCCGCTCCGGCGCCGGCCATCGCAGACGCATAGACGCCGTAGTCGTGGGTAACGATGGCAACTGCATCGTCTATGGTGTACCCGCTGGTTTCCTCATAGACGTGATCGTTGTTCGGCCCCTGGACTTGAAAGCCCCCTTGGTTGGCAGTTGTGGTCGTGTAGTGAAAACGAACGCCTTTGGTCCGCACAACCTTGCAGTTCGCAATACCGACTGCCCAGGCATTTGCATCTACGCACCGAAAGTCTCGAAGATGCAGACCGTTCACGTTCTGCATCCAGACGAGGATGCAAGAGAAAATTGTTCCGTCGTCGCGAGTAACGTTGGCGGCGTTGCCGTCGAAATCTCCCAGCCCGTCGATCGTAATGTTGGAGTTTCCGCCAGACACATCAGAGTTCTGGATCATTACGGGATTGGTTGTCCCTGCCCGGATCTTCAGAATCACGCCGGCACCAACGGTGAGGCGGCAGTTACTAGGTATCAACAGGGCGACATTGTAGGTTTTGGTGCCAGAAGTTTTCGGCGTCGTGCATGCCAGGGTGTATGTGCCTGGCGCTCGGATATACACATCCCTGCCAAGTGCCAGCGCAGCATTGATTGCGGCGGTGTTTGCATTGGCGGTAGCTAGCGACGTATCCGAAGCAACCAACGCTGGAACCGCAGCTACCGCTGCAGCTTGCGCAGACGTGAGCGGCGGAAATCCATCGCGTAATGTCTGCTGCTCCGCCGCTGTCAGCGGGAAAAATGCAGCGCCTGGATTCAATGTGTACGTAGCAAGTCCCTGCTGTACTAGCGATGCCTCTGTTGCGTTATCCAGATCTACGGTCGCGCCTTGCGCAAACGTGGAATACGGCTTCAGGAGAAGGACGGTCATTGCATGGCCTCGTTGGCTTTGCCCTTGACTTCCGCATCTGCGGCCAGTTGCGGTGGCGGTTGCATCTTCTGAAGCAGTAGCTTCACGGCGTTTGTGAGTTCGGCAACGTCCATTGCCTGCAGGTATTTCGTGTCGTCGCTGCGGGCCTGGGCTTGGGCCTTGATGGTCTCGACCTGAATCGCCTTTTCGGCGTCGATCTGCGCCTTCGGGATGCCTGCTTGCGCCTTCTGCAGTTCAGCGCCCATCTCCTGAATCTGCTGGTTCATTTCCTCCAGCATCTGAGCGGCTTGCTCGACAGGGATCGGGCCACGCGGCGTCATCACGACAGGAGCGTCTTTGTCTTGCTCTTGCTCGCCCAGAATCTGCGGCGGAATCGTGCGCTTGATGCGCTCTGCTACGTCTTCTGAGCCGTGGAAGTCCATCGACCCGACGACCTTGTCGCCAGCCACGTCCATGAGCTTCGGCCAGTTCTTGCCAAGTTCGATCAGCGCATCGGTTGCTTCTTGCCTGGCGGTGCTGTACGCGGGACCTACGCCGATGGTGTAGTCGTATTTCGCATCGGTGATGTCAACGGCCTCTTCGTCCTGGCCGTTGATGCCCCTGGACGTGATCTGCTCGTCTTCACCCATCAGCTTGACGATGCGGGCGCCGTCGTAAATCTTCGGCACCATGTCAATCAGGCACTTGATGGCGTGCCTATAGGTGATCTGGCTGTTGTCCTGATAGTGAAAGTTCGCAGTATCGCCCTGAAGCTGCTGGGCGCGCTCTTGGATGCCGCTGGTTGCGGTTCCGCGGGCTCCGAGCGAGCTATCGAACAGACCAGTCGTTGCCTTCACGTCATCAGACGCAGTGCGGGCCATCGTGATGGTCCCGATTGGCACATCAGCCATCGGCTGGCGGCTCGGAGGCGGCGCTAGCGTGCCATCCAGCGTGACCGGCTTGTATTCGAGGTAAGGGAAGCTGCTCGTGTTCGCGGCGGCCCACTGATCTTCGTAGCCCTCAAACTGACCTTCGGCTCCGATGTACGGCGTCTTAGCCCGCAACGCCACTTCTTCAGTGGCCGCGGTCATCCAATAGTTGTACATGCGCGCCGGGTCTTTGGCGTGCCGCACCAGACCAGAGCGAATCACCTTTCCGTCAAGGTCGATCTCGTCACCGAAGACCGGGAACACCGGAATCCAGCGGCATGGAATCTCGACCTCGTCCAGCACATCGACAGCAGTGAGCAGGCGCCACATCACCTTGCGCTTGGCGGACTCGCGGCGCATCGGCTTCCCGCCCTTAAGCTGGATCAGCGCGCCTTCGGGCATCTCGTCTTCAAAGAACGGGCCCTGATCGGTCATCACCAGCCAGGCTTTGACCATCTCGACTTTGTAGAACTCGGCGACGCGAACGAAGTCGTTGCTCAGCCAGTCGTTGAGCGTGGTGTCGCCAGTGCCCTGCGGAAAGCCGTTCGCGCCCGATGCGTTGGCCTTCGGGTACTTGCGCTTGAACTCAGCGCGCGGCATCTTCTCGGTGATCATGCAGCGCATCTGATCGCTGCCGTCCGGTTCTTGAATGCCCGGGTCCATGTAGACCGTGAAAGCATTCCTGATGCGCTTGAACGCGATCTCCTGATCGAACGTTTCTTCGTCGCAGTAGCGCGTGATCAGGCGGTAGTAGCCAAAACCGATGGTCGCTGCAGAGTTGACTGCGGTCCCAGTGGCGACGCTGGCATTCGAGGCGTACTCAATGTGCCGCACGATGCCCTGCACGACCTCGGCCTTCTCTTCGTCGTCTTCACCAACCGGGTGAATCTTCGCACCCATCTTGTTCTGCCGCTGGTCGTTGGTGACCTGATGCAGAAACGTGGGCAGCTTGTTGATCGTCAGGCACGGCCGGCCGGATAGGGCGCGCTGCTGGCGGTCGCGCGGGTCCCACTGCTCGCCTGCGACGAACTCCAGATCGTCCAAAGCGGCGGCGCGGTTCTTGTCGTCCGCGCTGATGCACAGGGCCAGGAACTCGCGCGCCTCAGCCAGAATGGCGATGTCGCCTTTGCCTTCAGCTTCGGCCGGGGCTGGCGTGTTGCCGTCAGCCATACAGAGCCACCGCAGAAGCCGACACGTTCAGTTGCTGAACCAACACCCCAGGCGGACGGGCCATCAGCACGGGGTCAGGCTGGATCACCTGAAAGCCGAAGCGCTCGTACCAGCGGATCAGCATGGCTTGGCTAAGTGCGATGTCATCGCCATACGGGCGAGGCCACAGCACGAGGGTGATGCCGTCGCGGTCAGCCTCTTCGCAGGCGTTCAGCACGAGCTGCGTTGCGTAGCCCTGGCGCTGGAACTCTGCTGCCGTATGGATCTTCGTCAGTTCGCGGGTGCGATCGCGCATGTGCTTGGGAAGCGCCATGCTGATGCGCACCTGAAGCGATGCGCCCTCGTGATTGCGGGCGCCGACGTTCACTTGACCACCAGATCATCAGGGCGGCAGACGGACAGAAACTGCTCGTCTCGCTTGCCCTGCGGTGCGCCGAACGGTTTCCCGTCAGCGGTAATGACCTTGCAGAAGTCCTGAAACGGCGGTTCGCCAGGCCCGATGTACTTCAGAGCCCGGCCAGCGTTCGGCCCACGGCGAAACGTGTAAAGCGTCTCGCGGTCGAAACGCATGACGGCAGGGATTTCCTGCGCAAGCTCGATCTGCATCGAGCAAGTATAGCGAAGTGTGCACTCACAAACAAGTCTAGCCCATCCAAGAGCCCGCAACAGCCACCGGCCGGCGCACTGAAGGCTTCACGGTTGCAACGCGCCGAATCCCCTCCAGCGCGTAACGCAGAGCGTCAATGACGTGGTTGTCCTTGTCGCTCAGTACCGGAAGAATCTGCTGCGTCTTCTCGTCGGTCTTGTAGCAGTACAGGCTTAGCTCATCGATCAGGTGCTGACAACGTGGGTGGACAACGATGTCATAGCTTTTCAGCCACTCGACGCCCTCTTCCAGGCTCTTGGCGCCCTTTATGGCAGACCGGATGTGCGGGAAGCCGTGCTTCTGCATGTGGCTGACCGTCTCGGGCCTGGCGCTGTCGGCCGTGATTGGCCACTTCTCAGAACCTGGGACGCGAAGGAACAGCTCCGGCAGGTTGACGATCTCGCAACCCACCATGTACGCCTCGAAATCGACGTACAGCGTGCGGCCGACGATGTAGCAGCGCACAAGCACACTCGGGTCGCTGGCGAATCCCCAATCCGCGCCCAAGCGGAAGATGGCATCAGCGGGCGCATCGAACTCTTCCACGCGCCAGTTCTTGAAGACTCGTGCCTCGCTGTTCTGCTGATAGTGGCCAAGCCAGATATGCGCGTATTTGTCCGGGTCGCGCCGCTTGTCGTACTCCATTTCATCGCGGAGCACGTCAGGGAACCACGGGTTGTCGGTGTAGTTCGCCTCGACAACGATTGAGCCAGGCGGAGGATGGCCGCCACGCAAGAGTGCGTCAACAGGGTCAGACGACTTGCCAGGGTTCCAGCCGAACCACAGTTGCGACCCTGGCATGCGGATCGTTGGTCGCAATAGGTCTAGGCTGCGCTGGCTCAGGCTTTGCGCCTCTTCAACGAACGCAACGCCGAACCCTTCAAGCGACTTGATCGAGTCTGCCGTGTGGTTCTGCATGCCCTCAAAGATGATCGTGCCACCCAGCGAAGACAAGATGCGCTTGTCCTGAACCTCGAAGTAGGCCCCGGCGTTCAGACTGATAATCTTGCTCTCTAGGAGCTTCTTCACCGACTGATTCAGAGTGCGCTGTACCTCACGGATGCAGACAGCATCCATCTTCTCTGTCGCGCCACGCTCCACCAGCATTTCGCAGAAGAAGTGCGACTTGCCAGAGCCGCGGCCGCCGTGGATTCCAAGGTAGCGAACGGGCCGACCATCTGGCGCCGTCTTCTCCAGCAGCGGTAGGAATTTGCGCGGAGTCGGGATGTCGAGGATCACGGTTTCCCAGGGTCAACCACTGTTCGCCGCACCTCTTGCACTTGCATAGGACCACCGTTCGGCCCGCTTACCTCGGTCTGTACCTTGTCGCCGTAGCGCTTGGGGTTTGCGACCTTCGCGCGCCATCGCAGGTGGATCGCCAGTTCCTTGGCCTTCGATAGCTCGAACTGGTCTTCGGCGTCTTCGATGTGCTCTTGGGCCTTGTCCTCAAAGGCTTGCGCCGAAACTTCGCGCGCGCGTGCGCACGCCTGAGAGCGTTCCGGTTCTGCGTCAATCCACATGCACAACCGTCCGAGCCCAACTTCAGCAGTCTTCGCAATCTCGCGGTAGCTCTTGCCGTCAGCGATCCATTCGGCGACCTGTTCGCCTCCGATGGCGTTGAGCTTGTCTTGTGCGACTCCCATGCTCAACCCCTCGCCTTCAGCCACGCACCAAGCCGGTGCTGCGCATCAGTGCGAATCCGTGCGAACCTGACCTGTTCTTGAAGCCACAAAGCAAAACGGCAGCTTTCGCCACCGTCCTGCCGCTCAGGCGGGCACGCCAACCCATGCTGGCCGCACGTATCAGGGTTCTGAGCTTGCGCATGCTGCATTTTAGCTGCATCTGCAAGTTTTGTGCTATCTGTTGTCATGCTGCTCCTTTGTCCATTGCTCGATTGCTGGCCTCTAGCCAGGGCTTGCGGATCAGGCGCTCGAATCGCTCTCTTGCTGCAGGGTCATTGTCGATTTCTCGACGGCTTCCAACAGACAGCACGCGGCGCACTGTGTCAGCCGCTCGCGTCAACTCTGACAGCCCGACACCCAAGGGCCAAGACAGCGGAAACCTCTCCGCCAGCCACTGCTGAAACTCCGGCTCAATGCACCGCATCCCGAGCCACTGAGCTATCGCGCCACCCTTTAGCGGCTCTGAACTCACCTCAGCGCACGGCTTCTCTGGTTCTGGACTCGGTTGTGCGCCGGGCTTCAGCGCCGCAAGTACTGCCGCTGTGCCACGAACCCGGAACAGCCGCAGGCCGGCATCCGCGTGGCGCGGCTCGACATCGAAGAAGAACCGAACCGTTCCGTCCGCCATGTCCTTGAACCCAGCACATACGGATTCCACGAGAACGTCCTGAGTCATATCGTCACCTCCATCTCCCGAGCCCGCTCCAACTCCCGCACGAGCCGCCGGTGGCTGGGTGCTCAATGCGCCCCACAAAGAGGAAACCCCGACAGGCGCGCCAACGCCTGAAGGGGCTTGATGTGGGTTTTCAACTTGCCCGACTGGACCCCGGGGACCGAGACACGCCGGTTAGCGTGTCCAGCGAAGGGAGGGAGCATGTTTAGCACACGGCGACCTAGAGGAGTCTAGGACGACGTAGCGCCGTGGGTAACGCCACGGCGCTATTGTCGTTCACCCCAACCAAAAACACAACTGTCCTTTGCTGGCGCAAGTCGGCAAGGCCTCATTGCCATGCTTTAATATTGCAGCAAACCAGACCTAGATTCAAGCCTTTTTAACCGCCGGCCCATCACTTCCTTGAACCTGCGCAGATACGGTATCGAATGGTCTACCCTGCAGTTCTGCGCATACAGCCAGTCCACCTTAACATCTCCAATTCTTGCCCTAACGCGCGGCAAATACTCTGACAGATTTCCGCTCAAATGGTTGTTGCAGATAGAGCAGGCGCGATGGATGTTCCACAGATGGAAGCGTGTTGCTGGAGATGCCCCAACTGACCTCAAATGCGAGGCGTGCCACTGACCGCCCCAGCTCGGGCCTCGATCACAAGACACGCACGGCTCTCCAGCGTCCCGAATTCTCACGATCTTGTTGATGATCGACTGACATTCTCGCAACCACTGGCTTCTAGGCTTGATGGCTTCAAGCTGTGCCCGAGTCTTGCGCTTGTCCTCGACCGCTGCTTTCTTGGCCTGGCGCGCGTTCTTTTCAGCCACTACCGCCTGCGCACAAGCAGGGCTGCACGCGCACTGCATCTGCCTAGCAGGGGTGAACTGCTCTCGGCATGCCTTGCAGCGGCGGGAGCGGATTGTTGGTGTCATGTCGGCGGTTTATCTTGGATTCTTCATGCTGCAAAGTCTGCAGAAGTCGTCTAAAACACGTTATGCCGCTTCAGGCGCCCAGGCCGTGAGCGCGAACGCCCGGGGCCTGAACACCACCACGGCGCTCGGAAAAGGGGCGTTGGCCTCGGCATCGCCAAAGCGCAGCCGCCCGCGCAGCAATCGAACCTCGCCCTTCATCGCGTAGCGGTGCCACCAGTCCGTGTCGGTGCGGCTCGGCACCAGGCACACAACCGTCGCGCCTTCCTGCGCGGCGCCGTAGGCCTTCCGCATCCAAGCATCGCACTCGCTGTAGGGCGGGTTCATGAACACTGTCTCCGTGCCCCAGTCGCGCAGCAGGCCGTTCTCTTGGCTGGTGTAGTGCTTGGGCACTTTCTGGTTCGTGCCATCGCTGCATGGGTCCAGCGTGAAACCGAATTCCTTGTCCAGCGCATCGAACAACCACTGCGGCGTGCTCCACACGTCGGTCTGTGTCTTCCCGCCTGGCGGCAGCAGTATTGAGTCTTGCAGCATGGTCAGTACCAAGGGCACTCGGCCCGTTCACCATCAACGCCGCCGCAGCAGCCCTCGTCAGCCCGCGTGCCGCACACGTAGCAGCGCCGCTGCTCAAAGGCCTGCGCGCGAGCATTTGCGCGTCCATCCACCAGCGGCATAACACGTCGCTCGAAAGGAGCCCCAACGGCTGGCGGCGCCGTGCCTTCTTTATGTTTGGTCATGGCCGTTGTGTCCCTTTCAGCTCTGCGTTATGCAGCAACAGCCGGCGCGCTGACCTTCTGCGCGTCATAGGTGCTGATGGCCCACTGCAGCGCGTGGCAGCACCACAGGAAACGGTACGTCCACACCTTGCAGTCGCGCTCCCAGTCTTGGAAGCGAAAGCCGTCGTGCTCAAACTCCCACAGCGCCACCCAGGCATGGTGCTCGCTGTCTTCGGCGGCGGCGCACACCTGTTCGTCAATCTCCTGCCACAGCGCAGCCTTGCGCGGCTCGGGCCAGTCCTCGCTATCGTCGGTGTGCTGCTCGAAGTAGTCGCGCACCTCGGCTCGAAACTTCTTCTCGCTCCACTCGCGCACGCCGTCGCCTTTGTCGCCGGCTTCCAGCTTCTCGGCCCAATAGCGCAAGTCAAAGTGGTAAGGCTCGCGGTCCTCCCCGCGCCGGAAGAACCGGAACATGTCTTCCAGCCGCCGGAACACGTAGGTTCCCATATCGCCCGTGTAGCAAAGGTAGCCCGGCCAGGTCAGCAGGTCGAAGTGCATGCACATCGTATTCGGCCGCTTGAAGCGCAGGTGGCGGCTCACGCCGTCATCGCGGATCACCTGCATTTGGTGCTGGGCAATGTCACCAGTGAATTGGTCTGCAAAGGTCATCGTGTTTCTCCACCAAGTTGCTGCATAACTGCTCGCTCAAGCGGGACCTTCGCCGGCAAGCCGGCTCGGCCCCTTAGCTCGGGCGCTAGGCGTTCCCGCTGCTCGGCCGCTGCAATTGCATTTCTGCCAGAATCGAGCGCATACGGGCGTCAATGGCCTCGTCAAGCGCCGCTTTGAATGCTTCTCCAGACTTGCGGCTAACCTCTGCAAAATGAAAGCCGTGGTATCCCCAGTCGTAACCGTCATAGCGCTCTCGCGCTTCGGCTTCTTCCGTCTCCGCGCGTAACGTGTCGCGCAGTGCCTGAATCAGTTTCTCTGTGCTCATGCCTCACCTCGTTGCGCCGAATCCTTGATGGCCTGCCATCCCAGCGGCAGAACGCGCCCATATTCAGGCGACCTGAACACCGGCCGCGCTTCCCCCATCGCCTCAAGAGCCACCAGGGCTTCATAGGTCCGCTCGTGGCTTCCTCCGAAGATTTGCTTGATGCGGTCAACCGGCGTCGGGTCGTGTGACTGGCGCAGGAACTCCAGCGCGGCGGTTGTGTTGCTCATTGCGCTTTCTCCGTCAGGCCGCGCCAAGACAATATCTGGTAAGCACTGGCTGCATGCCTAGAAAGCCATGCATCGCGTTTTGACGTTGATATGAAACTCCATCGCTCACCATCCCAATACGACCAAACAACGCCTTCAAACGGGCTTTTTCGCTGATACAACCCAACCCGAACCGGCTTCAGCCGACCGTTGATCCATCCAGTCGTCTTCATTGCGTCGTTACTCCTGCTGCCGCAAACACGCGGCGCTTGTAAACGGGGAACTGCTCCAAGGGATCAGGCTCTCCGAGTCCCAGCTCAACGCCTTTGGCGATGATTCCGGTGGCGCTCTCGGTCCAGTCTTTCAACTCTTCGGCCACACCCTCGGCTGATCCGTCTTCCCATCTCTTTCCCCGCAGGTAGACCAGCGGGGCTTCGATGAAGCCTTCCTGCCACTTCTTCGTGCCGCGCTTGGCCCGAACGTCGTCGATGATCAGCGTCTGCACGTTGCCGAGCGAATGCAGCTTCCAGTGCCGTTGGCACGAGGCTTTGTCCTGCTTGCGTTCGTTCTTCGGCCATGCGGTCCAGAACTCGTCAAACCCTGCGGCAGCGGGGTGAGAAGGCGAAGCCTTCGATATGTCTTTCTTCTCTTCTCTTCTCTTCTCTTCTCTGGTAGACGCACATGTAGACGCTGTGTCGTCTACTTCTTCGCTACCGGATCGTCTCCATCTTGCCTGTCTCTCGCTCTTAAGTGCCCGTTTTTTGGCACTTTCCCCGTTGTGGCGCTGGAAGTTCGGAACCGACACGCGACAAAGGTCGCTATCGACCAAAAGCCATCCGACAGAAACGAGTGCTGATGCGAAGCCATCTTGATACGCAATGGCGTCTATGTCTGCGTCTACAACACCGTCTACAACACCGTCTACGGAGTTCTTGTCGAACCAGCCCCATACGCGAGCCAGCTTCCCGACGACGCAGTCTTTGTCAATTCCAAGCCTTCTAGAGATGCGAAGCACCTCCGGCTTGTCTGACAAGCTCGTTTCTATCTTGATCCACTCGCCTGCCATCAGACTGGCTCGCTGTTCAGCACGAAGATGCCGCGTGACAGGCCGGGCCGAAGGCTGATGCGCCCCTTCTTCTGCAGCGCAAGAAGCACCTCGTTTGCAGCGTTCGGGCTGGACCAGCCAAACGCCTCTGAAATCTCTGCGCGGGTCGGAGGCATCTGGTGCTCTGCTCGGAACGTTTCAACGTACCGGAGCACTGCCGCTTGGTTGTCTGTGAGCATGCGTAGATTATTCACAGTGTTGTGCATTTGTCAAGCGCTTCACAACTTTCCACGTAACAAGTCCGCGATACTTGCCCTTGACCAGCTTCTCGTCGTCGCGCAGGCTTTCCAACACCCTGCGCCAAGGAGATGTGCTTATGCCGTACTCCAGCATCTCTAGGTAGGTGTGCTCATGCCTCTTGAGGCGCTCGATGAGCAGGCGGCCTTGGGTGGCGTAATTGTTGCGTGTCATGGTTGCTCATTCGGGAATCGATCCGCAATCGCAAGATCACTCAGGAACGCTCGGAAACTGTAGCGACCGGACCCGAAGTCGAGCGCATCCAACTTCTTCGCAAGCTCAATGCACCGAGCGATACGCTCAAGGCAATGACTGCCGCTGTTGATTGAAGAAACCTCGCGTAGCAGTTGCTCGAAGTTGTCAAGTTCCTTGCAGCGGCTGTCGTCCCATGTGGCGTTAGGTCTCGGCTTCATGCTTGGTTCCTCTTTGCAACGCACTCTGCGCATTTCTTCATGGACCCGACGCCGCGCGATCCGGTCATCGACCGCACCGTGTTGCAGTGCATGCACATCCAGCGGCAGGGGACTCCGCCACCGCCTGCGGATTGGCGGGCGGTTAGGTCTTTGGTGTTGCTGAAGCGATTCGCAGAAGTTCCTGCTGCTTTTGGGGCAGGCCAGCGATGCGGATCATTTCGTCGGTTCCGTCGCTGTCGCGGATCGGGCGAAGGCAATGATCGGATGCAAACTCGGAAAGTCTGCCGTCAGGAAACATGATCGGCGGGCAAATACGCCATGCCGGCAGCTGAATGCGATAGCTTGGACGAAAACGGTCAAACCACCGCATTGGGCGAACGCACTTAACGATGACCCCGAACACAACCTTGTGCTGACCGATGTAAATTGCCAAATCACCAGGCTTGCAGTTCATCGCTTATTCCTCGTGCGAGGGAATGACCATCACCGGAGCGCTGACGCCATCAACAAGGCGGGCATCGCACATCCACTGCGTTCCGTCGTGGTAGCTCGGAGCGGCCATGTCGGTTCCGTTGGAATGGCGACGGTCGCAGTTCGAGCAGATGAGCAGCGGGCGGAGGCTGACGGGAGTTCTGCCGCCTTCGCAGCGTTGTGTCTCTAGCATCACGCCACCTTTTCCGGCTTCTTCGCCTTGAACGTGCGCAGCGCCTTGGCAAGACGCTCCAGCGTCCCCGACCTGGCTTCTGCCTCGCCATTCTTGATGCGACGCAGTGTGCGCACGTTGCAGCCCACTAGCGTGGCTAGCTCTGTCAGGTTGTGAACTTCGGCCAGGCGCTTGCGGGCAGTTGAAATGTTCATGCCTACATGCTAGGGCGTTTGTTGCCGCTTTGCAAGCGCCATCGACTACGTATAGTCCTACGTGTTTGCGCTTAGAAGAAAGTGCTTGCACTAGGACATTGCTTGCCGTATGGTTCAGTCATCCGCATGCAGATCACGCAGCGTAACCCGGGCACCGCCCGCAACTGGAGAGCAGAGATGGCCAACAAGAAAATGACGTTCATGCAAGCGTGCAAAGACTTCTTCGGTCTGCACAACGGTCAAACCACGATGGAGTTCGCCAAGGAGATCAAGGCGCTGACCGACGACGACCGCAAGGAAATCCGCGCTGGGCTGGAGCAGAGCGGCTACGAAATCCTGCAAGCGGCCTAAACAGCGCAGTCCCTTGCCTGCATTGGTGGGCTTGGGATTGCGCTGCACATCACGCAGCGCCAACTGGAGAGCGAATATGAATGCATACACCTGGGTCTATCGCGGAGTGCGCAAGTGGGCAACGTTGGACCACGAGCGCCGCCAACTGGTCGTGACCGACCGCCGTCCTGCTGTTGGCGTCTACGCCATTGGCGGAAGTCTCTAAGCACGCAGCGCCAGGAGACAGCAGATGGCAACCGTTCGGATCAAGGGCTACCTAGTCGCCTATCACTGGCCGCACTTGAAAGAAGGCGAAGTGCATTGGTCGTTTTCCGTACACCACGACGGGAAACTGTCTGGCAACGAGGTGATGCTGATCCAGCACACGTTCACGGCAGAAGTGCCGGATCGCATCAATGTCGTCGCCGGTCTGGTGCAGGGCTTGGAGGCCGACGGGGTGCAGGCGCTGAAGACTACCAAGCCACAGTCGCAAGGATCAACGAACGGCTCCAAGCTGCTTGCCATCACCAACAAGGTGTCGGCATGAACGCCGTTCACGACCCCGTGCGCCTGGAGCAGAGCCAAGTCGCCGCCCAGGATGACACGATGCAGGCCCTGGCCGAGTTCCGGCCCATGCTGGACGCGCGCCTGCTGCACTACCAACTGCAGGCGATGACCGCCGAGCGCGATGCGCTGCGCGCTCAGGTCAACGAGTTCAAGGGTGTCGGCGCAATGCCTCAGACCGGCTGCAAGTTCGTGCGGCTGGTGTTCGGTGCCGGCGATGTGCTGGTCGAGTACGAATACACGCCAGGCCGGCCGGCGAAGTTGTACGGTGAGCCGTGCGATTGCTACCCGGAAGAGCCCGAGGAACTCAACATCCTCGGCGTGCTCATCAATGGGCTGTGGTCAGACGCTGAAGACGTGGTTCCAGCGTCTACGCTGGAGCGCTGGACCTTCGAGATTCGAGAGGCGGAGGCAGCATGAGCGCAGACCTTCACACGCGGATCGCAGCAATGCCGCTGCCGGAGCCGGTAGACGGCGGCTCCATGTACTGCGAAGACTGCGGCGGCAGCGGGACCGATGGCGACCCCAGGTATCAAAGCGAGTTCCAGCCGCCAGAGTACTACCCGTGCAGGTCGTGCGAAGGCTCTGGCCGATGGAAGGCCAGCCTTTTCACAGAAGACCAAATGCGTGACGCCCGCCACGCAGCCGCAGAGCTTGCGCTCGCACACGAGGCGGCGGGAGAGCCGGTGGCGCCTAGCCAGCCCCGGCTGATCGGCTGGAGAACAGCAGACTATCTGATGGAGACGGCCGACAAGAAAAGGGCCGAGAACTGGGCGCAGAACATCGGCGTCCTGCCGATCTTCGATGGCGACACCAACACAAAGCTGGTCGCATCCCCTGTCTCGCCGGACCCTGCGGTCAATGCCGAGATGCTGGCGGCGCTGAAGGATCTTCTGTACGAAGTCGCGTGCGCCGGGCTCAGTGATGCCAAAGACTTCGGGTGGCCTGATGCTGTGGCAAATGCCCGCGCAGCCATCGCCAGCGCCGAAGCGGCGGCGAAGGGGGTGGCATGAACTACCTCCCCGAGCACCGCCGCGCCATCAATGGCCGCACCTACTCGCAGCCCTGGTCCGCTGCTTCGATGGACCCCATCGAAAGCCACGAGCGCGGCGTCTCCGGCGTCTTCCGCTGGCTCGGAGCTGGCCTCGGCGTGCTGGCTGCGCTGATGCTGTTTGTGCACCTGTTTCTTTCGCAGATTGGAGCGTGACCGTGCGTTTCACCCACCACCTTGACAGATTCTGCGCCGCCCTGGTTGCGGCTGCGAGTCTGTTGCCGCGCGCCGACGCGGGCTTGTGGTGGCCTGCGGCAATGCCGCCAATGTCGGCCTTCAGTGATCGCGGCGCCAGGACCGCCGCAAGAGGCATCGCTGACCAGTGCCGGGGCCAGTCGTCGGCCTTAAAGAGACGAATCCGCCTGATGGGGCGCCGGTGCTGCTGGCGACAGAAGACCGGGACCGTCGCGCCGAGTAAGTACCTGATGGCATCGGTTACGTCCCCACAAGAAGCGACATAGACCGCTGTCGAGCGCAGCCCCTTCCGCCTGATGGGCGGTTGGGATTGCACTCCCAACCAAAGGAGCATGACCATGACCGCATCCACCCCGCGCCGCATTCCCCTGCGCGCCGACATCGAACCCCTCGGCGCCTGGTCCTCGCAGCCGCGCGACATGACGGACCCCGGCTCGATCCTCGCGGATGGTGTCGCACGGCAGCGCGCCGCGGACCCGGCGATGGACAGCGCTGAGGGCTGCGCGGGTGACGACCAGAGCGACGGCGATCCGCTGGGCGGCCTGAAGGTGGCCGGCGCTGTCGCGGCTTTCGCCGTCTTCTGCGCTGCCGTTGTCGCTACGTACCTCTGAACCTCAACTGAGATCCACATGAACGCTCTCACCCACTACGAAACTCCGACGCTGCACAGCTTCGATGACATGCTGCGCATGGCTGGCGCAATGGCCGAATCGAAGCTGTTCGGCATCCAGACGCCGCAACAGTACCTGACGCTCATGCTCGTGGCGCAGTCCGAAGGCCAGCACCCGGCTACGGTTGTGCAGGACTACGACATCATTCAGGGCCGACCGGCGCGCAAGACGCACAGCGTGCTGGCCCGTTTCCAGGCTGCTGGCGGTTCTGTGCAGTGGCACGACTTCACCGAAGAGAAAGTCAGCGGCACGTTCACGCATCCGAAGGGCGGAAGCCTCAAGATCGAGTGGACGATCGACATGGCCGCACGCGCAGGCCTGTCCGGCAAGGACAACTGGAAGAAGACGCCACGCGCCATGCTGCGCGCTCGGTGCATCGCAGAAGGCGTGCGCGCCACCTACCCGGCCGCCCTGGGTGGGCAACTGATCGTCGAGGAAGCCGCGGACTTGCCGCCGGCATCCGACATCGCGCCGACGCAGTTCGTTGAGCGTGTCGAGCCGGCTCGGTCGGCTCTGCCCGCCTACACACAGGCCGACTTCGCGAAGAACCTGCCCGCCTGGACCAAGCTGGTCGCAGACGGCAAGAAGACCGCCTCCGACCTGCTGGCCACGCTGAGCACGCGCGCCACGTTCAGCGAAGAGCAGCGCGCCGCGGTGCTGGCGCTGAAGCCGAAGCAGGCCGAGGCGCCGCCGCCGGCCGACACGCAGCCCGGGCCCGACCCGTTCGTCACCGACATGGAAGCCGCCGAAGGAGCGCCGCAATGAAGACCCACGACCTCGTCCAGGGCAGCGCCGAATGGCTTGCCTACCGCGCCCAGCACTTCAACGCCAGCGACGCGCCGGCCATGATGGGCTGCAGCCCGTACAAGACACGCGCCGCGCTGCTGCGCGAGATGCACACCGGCGTGGCGGCCGACGTGGACGCGCCGACACAGCGCCGCTTCGATGACGGCCATCGCTTCGAGGCGCTGGCCCGGCCGTTGTCCGAAGAGATCATCGGAGAGACGCTGTATCCCGTCGTCGGCAGTCTGGAGAATCTGTCCGCCAGCTTCGACGGCCTGACGCTGGGCGAGGACACGGCCTACGAGCACAAGTCGCTGAACGACGAACTGCGTGCGCTGCTGCCGGCAAGCGGCGTCAGCGGTCCCGAGGTCGGCGCGCGGCTGCCGCTCATGTACCGCGTGCAGATGGAGCAGCAGCTGATGGTCAGCGGAGCCGGGCGCGTGCTGTTCATGGCCTCGAAGTGGGACAGCGAAGGCAACCTCATCGAGGCTCGCTGCTGCTGGTACGAGGCCGACATGGCGCTGCGGACGCACATCGTCGCCGGGTGGGAGCGGTTCGCCGCCGACCTCGCCGCCTACGTCCCGCCGACCACCTCCGAGCCTGTGCGCGCCGAGACGATGGAATCCCTGCCGGCCGTGTCGGTGCGCCTCGACGGCGCCCTGTCAGTCGCCGGCAACCTGCCGACCTTCGCCGAGGCGCTGAAAGCCTTCATCGCGCGCATGCCGACGAAGCCGGCCACCGACACCGACTTCGCGACCTGCGAGGCCGCCTGCAAGTCGCTGAAGAAGGCGGAGGAAGCGCTCGACGCGGCCGAAGCCGGCGCCCTGGCCAGCATCACCGACGTGGAAGCGATGCGCCGAGCCGTGGCCGACTGCCGCAAGTTGGCGCGCGACACGCGGCTGGCTGCCGAGAAGCTGGTCGAGCGCCGCAAGGTCGAGATCAAGGAGCAGGCCGTCGCCGCCGCCAAGGCCGCGCTCGACAAGCACATTGGCGACTTGAACGGCGAACTCGCGCCGATGCGCCTGCAGCCGGTGGCGGCCGACTTCGCCGGCTCCATCAAGGGCCTGCGCAGCATCGCCAGCATGCAGGACGCGCTGGACACGACGCTCGCCGGCGGCAAGATCGCGGCCGACGCGCAGGCCCGGGTGATCCGCGCGAACGTGGCCGCCTTCAAGGCCGCCGCCACCGGCCTGGAGTTCCTGTTCTCGGACCTGGGCGCGCTCATCCACAAGCCGGCCGACGACTTCGCGATGCTTGTGAAGGCGCGGGTCGACACGCACCGGGCCGCCGAAGCGCGGCGCGAGCAGGAGCGCCAGGCCGCGGAGGCTGCACGCATTGCGGCGGCCGAGCAACGGGCCCGCGAGCAGGAGGCGGCGCGGCTGGCCGAAGAGCAGCGCCAGCGCGAGGTCGAGGCAGCGCGGCAGGCTGCGGCCGTCGTGGCTGCGGCTGCTGCGCCTACGCCAGAAGTTATCAGCCCCACGGCGCCGACAGCCCCTTGGCCGCCGAATCACCCCGAGCGCCCGACCGCCGCGCCCGTGTTCGCCATGCCGAAGCACGAGGAAGCTGCGCCGCGCGCCGACGAACCCGCCACCCTGAACCTCAGCGCCATCAATGCCATCTTCGGCGGCAAGATCAAGCTCGACGCCGCCGGCCTGGCGCTGATGGGAATCGAACCCAGCAACCGCCACCAGAACGCCCGCCTGTACCGCGAGAGCGACCTCAGCCGGATCTGCCGCGCGCTGGTCGTGCTGGCAGCCGAAGTCCAGGAACTGCAGGCCGCGTGACATGGCCGTGCTGCGCACCTTCATCCTGTGGCAGCCGGCGATGGCCGGCGAGCTCATCGCCTTCCTGAAGGCCCACGCAGGGCCGGCGGCGAAGTCTGAGCGGCCGCTACAGGTGACGGTGGCGCAGTACCACCCGAAGCGCAGCAACGAGCACAACGCGTTCATGTGGTCTGCCGTGCTCGAGCAGATCGCGCGACAGGCCTGCATCGCTGGCCGCTACTTCTCGCCCGAGACGTGGCACGAGCACATGAAGCGCGAGCACCTGCCCGACGTGCTGGCCGATGGCCGCGAGAAATGGAACTGGCTGCCAAACGGTGAGCGCGTGCTTGCCATCGGCGCCAGCGACCTCAACCGAGCCGAGTTCGACGAGTACCTGCAGAAGGTGCAGGCGGACGCGGCGATGAATCACGGCGTGGTGTTTGACCGCGCCACGGAGACGGCATGACCACCCCCACCAGCCTCAGCGAGCACTTCGAGGCCCACGAAGTCGACCTTCCGCGCGACGTGTCGAAGGCAACGCTCGAGCGCATCCGCGTCGCGTTCTATGCCGGCGCGCTGGCCGGGCACGTGCTCGGCAGGGCCGGGCCCGAGGCGCGCGACCGCGTGCTCGGCGAGTGCTTGGACTTCGGGCGCGGCATCGGCCGGCGCTGAACCTTTACCAACCGCCTGAAAGGCACTGACCCATGAACCACATCCAATCCCCTGACACCAGCGACAGCGCCATCGAGCGCGAAATCAAGGCCAAGGGCCTGACGGCGCCGCGCGTCACGCCAGCCGACATCGAGTCGAACATCGGCAGCGAGCACTACTTCACCGCCTTCGACGGCGCGATGCACCAGGGCGAGCACTCCAAGTACGCGGGCGACTTCCTCGTGCCGCAGTGCATCGAATCGCTTTCGCTGCTCACTTTCTGCGTGCTGGTGCTGCGCAACGGCTTCACCGTCACCGGCGAGTCGGCCTGCGCCAGCCCGGTGAACTTCGACGCCGAACTCGGTCGGAAGATCGCTCGCGCGAACGCCGTGAACAAGGTCTGGCCGCTGATGGGCTACGAGCTGAAGGAGCGGCTGCACCAGATGCAGCAGCCCGCGCAGGCGCCCACCTGAAGTTCAGGGGCGATCACATGGCCGGATCAGCTGTCGACACGCTCGCCAGCCGGCAGACAGACCTATGACGGTGCGCTGACCAGCGGCCCAGGAATGCAGCCCGAAAAGTTGTGAACGCAGCCTGATCGCCCCTCTCTTTTATCCACCAGCCGAGAAAGGCTCGACCCATGTTCCAACTGATCCAGCCCACGACCGTGAAGCTCATGCACATCAACGTGCGCACCGAGAAGCACGGACCGGCCGATGTCGACGCGTTCGATCTGGACTTCGCCATCTCGGGCGAGAACCGCAAGGTGCTGGCGCTGCTGCGCCCGGACCTGTACCGCGCGTTCTACTTCAACGAGGAAGCCGAGGAAGGCCAAGACGAGCTGCCCGAGGTCGACCCCGCGCTGCCCGACCTGAAGTTCCCGAAGCTGGCTTCGTCCTTCGCCTGGGCCGACGAGGCGACCGGCGTCGACCTGACCGTGATCTACGGCCTCGGCGACGAGGTGTCGAACATCGCGCTCGAAGGCGGCAAGGCGGCGACGAAGAAGGTCGACCTGATGGACGGCGGCACGTCGGTGCTTGGCTTCAAGTTCTCGATCAGCGGCTATCCCGATGGCGTCATCGACAAGCTGCGCAAGAAGCTGAAGCAGGACGTGACGATCACGATGGTGCGGCCGGAGAAGCTGCGCGGCGATGCGGTGATCGATGGCACGGTCGGCCACCCGGGCGCGGCGGCAGCGGCCGAAGGCCAGGGTGACCTGCTCGACGGCGCCGAGACGCCCGAGCAGGCGCTGATGCGGGCGGCTGGCGACGACACCGGCCCCGACCAGCAAGACGACGGCGCCGATGACGGCGAAGGCAACGCGCCCGACGCCGATGCCGATGCCGATGGCTTCGAGGCTGGCGCCGCGCAGGCCATCGCGGCGGCCGGCGTGAAGCAGCGCGGTACCGGGGCGAAGCGCGGAAAGGCGGCGCTGCAGTGACCTCCGCCCGCACACGCACCGAGCCAACGAAGCGCGACCTGCAAGTGCTGCAGTTGGTGCGCCGCCACTATCGCCGCCACGGCTGTGCGCCGACGCGCGCCGAGATCGGCAGCGCGCTGGGCATCAGCCGGCCGACCGCTGACGGCCACTTGCAGGCGCTGGCACAAAGCGGCCTGGTGGTTCTGCGCAAGGAATGGCGCGGCGTGTACCTCACCAAGAAGGCGGCGTCATGAGCGCGTGGCTGGCCTGCACGCTGCTGTGGCTGGTGGCCATCGCTGCTATCTGGGCCATCGTCGCCATCAACCGGGCGCAGAAGCGCCGCGGGAAGTACGACGCGAGCGATGACAACGACCGGGGGATGCGATGAGCAAGAGAGCCAGAGCCTTCAGCCTCGCCCGCGATCTGAAGCACGCCGACTCCGCGTGCTACGGAGATCCGGTGGATGTCGACGCGCTCATCTGCGCCAGGGTCGGCGATACCGTTGCCTGCGACGTGCGCGAGCCAGTCGCGGCGACGATCTCGGCGACGCTGGAGACACCGGCAGCGGTGGCGTATGCGAACCGGCTGTTGCAGGACAAGGGTAGCGGGTGGCGGCTTATGGAGTCGAACGTTGGAGGTAACCGGCAATGACCGGCGTGACCATGCTTGATACCGCGCCACTGCTGAACGCCGGGCATTGTCCGGTTGACCGACCAGTTAGAAGGCTGGTGCCGGAGCGTGACCATTTCCGCCTGGATGGGCCGACCAGCATCAGCTTCAGCGGCGGCCGGACGAGCGGCTACATGCTGTGGCGCGTGCTGCAGGCCAACGGCGGGCTACCAGCCGACGCGGTGGTTTGCTTCGCCAACACCGGCCTTGAAGATGAGGCCACGCTGCGGTTTGTGCGCGACTGCGGCGCGCGGTGGGGCGTGCCGATTACCTGGGTGGAGTACCGCGACGACGCGCAGGGCTATGCGCTTGTGGACTTCGACACGGCCAGCCGCAACGGCGAGCCGTTCGAGGCCATCATTCGCAAGCGCCGATACCTGCCGAACCCGGTGGCGCGCTTCTGCACCGTGGAGTTGAAGATTCTGACGATGGAGCGCCACCTGCGCGCCATCGGGTGGGAAGACTGGGATAGCTTCGTCGGCGTGCGAGCCGATGAACCGCGCCGCGTTGCGAAGATGCGCGCCGACCCGAAGGGCGGCCGAGGCAGCGGCTGGCGTGCGCTACCGCTGGCCGACGCCGGCATTGCAGTTGCGGACGTTGGCGCCTTTTGGGCCGCGCAGGACTTCGACCTGGAATTGCCGAGTCGCAACGGCCGCACCACGGCAGGGAACTGCGTGCTGTGCTTTCTGAAGCCCGCCGGCCAGGTGCGCAGCCTGATCGCCGAACGCCCGAGCCGCGCGGTGTGGTGGGTCAAGCAGGAAGACTACGCCGCAGCGAATTTCGTTGAACGCAAGAGCGGCGGCGCGTGGCGCTTCCGCATGGACCGCGACAGCTACGCCGGCATGGCAAGCGCTGCCGCGAATCAGACCGACGCATTCGGCCACGAAGACGAGGAAGCGCTGGCGTGCTTCTGCGGCGAGTAGCGGATGCCTTCTAACGTTGCAATTAACCGGCGCGCGTGACGACTTAAACGAAGCGTGCCGGCCGTTGCGCGTCCGGTTGAATTGCGTGTTAGGGCGCACGCGAAAGTGCTTGCGTGACGTGTCACGATGAGCGATACTGTAGCCACTGCGGCACGGTGCGGCAGAAGGAGAACAGCGATGCAAGTTGAATTGACAAAGAGCCTGAAGCGCCAGCGCGCAGCCCTGCAAGTGGAGCCGATCCATGTGCAGGCCGAACCCGTGCGCGCCTACGCGAAGCAGATTGCCGAACTGAAGGGCGAGCCATTCAGCGTGGTGACAGTGCCTGATGGCTCTGCGGCGCACCGCATGGGCTACAGGTTCGTGTCGATCCCTGACAGCGAACTGGCGCACTACCTGGCGAACGGCGCCACGCTGGCATGAGCCCCGATCAGCTTTCTTACGTCGCCAAGGTCGAAGCCGAGTGCCGCGCCGCCTTTGACACCGAGTTCTACAAGATTCGCGCGACCATGACCTATGACCAATGGCGTGTTGCGTTCAAGGTCGGCTGGCGTTGCGGGCGCGAAGATGCGCACCGCGATTGGGCCGACCACATGGCGCGCATGGCTCAGGCGGCCAAATGAGCCCAGCCAAGACAGCCGCAGAGCGCAAAGCCGACGAGCGGCAGCGCCACAAGGAAGCCGGGCGCACTGCGGTGACAGTGCATGTGCGCCCTGAGTACGCGCCCGAAGTGCGGGCACTGGAAGCGAAGTTGCAGCGCCGCGAGAACCGCAAGCGTGGCCCTGCGCCCTAACGTTGCAATTAACCGGCGCGCGTGACGACTTAAACGAAGCGTGCCGGCCGTTGCGCGTCCGGTTGAATTGCGGGTTAGGCCACAACAAGGATAAGTTGACATGGGATGCAAGAGATGCGGAAGCTACGCCATAAACCACCACTGCCACGGCAGAGATGGCGGCGACAAAGACTTGTGCGACGTTTGCTTTTGGCGCAAGCGCGCAGAAGCCGCCACCGATGCACTGAAGACGGCCGAGGCCGCGCTGGCAGACATTGGTGACGCAGACAGAGAGCCGGGCGACGACCTTGCATGGTGCGAGGCGCGTGCCGCGCAAGACTTACCCACTGTGCGCGCCACGCTGGCGGGCCTTGTGGCCTAACGTGTTTTAGACGACTTCTGCAGACTTTATGCGACCGCGAATCACATCACAGCAGCGCTACAGAGCTGCAGAAGTGCACGCGCAGCACGAGCGCGACGACGGCATCTACGACCGTCCAGCGTTTGAGGACTGTCGCCAGCCATTCGCCCTGCCTCTTGCGGCTGCCGGATGGCGCGATCTGACCATTGAGCCGCGTCTTGGCTATGTAGCCTGGCGCGCTGTCGATACAGAGACTGGCGAGGTTCTTCACTGCGCCGCGCTGAAAGAACTGCTGCGATGGGTGGCCACGCAAATGCCGAGGATGCTGGCGGCGAGGAACTTTCAGTGATGCCCCGCCTACTCACGCGGGCCCGAGACGCCATCCTGCAGCGCCGCTACGCGCCTCGCCCGCACAAGCCGGTGCGCGCCGCCTGCCTGTGGCGCGAGGGCAGCGGCTGGATGCGCATGCTGACGGGGCATGCCAGCCAGTCGAAGAGCCTGGGCGGATTGCTGTATCGGCGGCGGGTGCGCCTGGTGCGGCGGTTCGGGTTGTCAGCGTTTTTGAGGCGCGACTGAATGTGTTGACGAAGGCGGACCCGAGGCTGTTGGTGCTGGCGCGGAGCCAATGCGAGATGCGAACCGGGCAGAGCCCCGCCGAACAGGAGCGATGATGAAGTCGAGCGGTTGCGGGCGCAGCTACTTGCGATTGCCGATGCAGCACGCGAGAGCCCATATCGAGCGGCGGCAGCTTGGGATGATGCGCTAGCGAAGATGATTGCCAGGAGCACGGAGTTCATGAAGTGAGCTACACTATGCGCGCCCTAGTCGCGCGAGTGGATGCCGACCGATTCGCTACCGTAAGTAGCGGCCTCACGGGAGCGCGTGCATGGCGCTCGATGGGCAGCACGCCGCCCGCATGTCGAGCGCTCCCGTGAGGGGTCAAACCGCGATGGTTCGCGGAACAGCAGGTCGCGACTGTAACGCCGCCGTCAGCGGACACACGATGACGGCATCCGTTCGATTCGGATGAGACTCCCTCAACTAGCGCTGAGTACCCGACGTTTACGCAGTCTCTGGCTGTATCGCGACGCTGGGCTCGGATGACCGCCCGGGAATAGACCGGGATATACACGGTAAACCGTGTGGCAGTCGGGAGAGACCGACCTATCACCCAACTCTAACCAGCTTCTCCCGCTGCCCATCATCAGGCAGTAGATCGCGTACCAGCTTCTCAAGCGCCAGAAGCTCACGCTGCACCACTTCGCGCGATAGGCTGAACTGGCACAAGCTGACATCTGCCCGATGCCTTGGACCTACGCGCCAGGTCCAGAAGTGCCGAGGGGGTAGCGGGTCGCCCATGATTAGCGCCTGCAGAGCGGGTCGCCGTCCTCGAACCGGCGCACCAGCGAGAGCCGGGCTTGGTCCGGGCCGGCGATGCGGTCATCGAGTTGGGCGCGCTGTTTCTGGTCGCACAGCAGGGCGGGCGGGCCGCCGATGCCGTAGTCGGCGAGAGTGGAGCAGCCGGTGAGCAGGATGGCGGCGAGGATGGTGATGTAGCGCAATGTCATTTTTCAGATCCGCCAGCAACCCGGCGCAGTTCGTCATCGATCAGCTCTCTGATGGAGCACGGTTCAGAGAGGTCTGGAATCCGGCTGAAGGTGAAGATGATGAACAGCGCCGACCCCATCAATAGAAGAGCGTGCCATCCCATCGCTGTTCCGTAACTAGCAGACCACCAGACGTAGAGAGCAACACAACCGCCGATCAGGTGCGCGAGCATCTGTATTGGTTGCCGTGACCATGACAAGATATCCACCCTACAAACATAGGCGCCAATGACGATCATGGAAAGGACGATGAGCGCGGTCATTTCGTGTTTCCTTGGCCGAGCTTGATGCCGAACTTCTCTGGCACTGAGCGAGCGAGTGACGCTATCAGAGGGTGGAAGACAACCCCGATCAACCCGCCGTAGAGCTGCCCTACCTCGATCCCGTGAATCGGGATCAAGACGGCTAGCACAAGCCCGCCTTTCGCGGCTAGGATGGCGGAGCACGGGAACAGCAGTATTGCACGAAGACGCCCCATCTTTGGTGCGAAGCCGCCTCCTACGAAGACCCCGGCGGCAGAGATGGCAAAGGCCGCCTCGCTGACACCTACCGCAGCGAAGAAAGAGGCGATGAGCCCAGCCACGATGGCCCAAACAGGGCCGTTTGAATGTGCGGACGGATCAAGCATGCGCCTCCCTGCTTTTGATGATGGCGACCAGCGTTAGAGCGACGCTCGGTATTGTCAGGGGAAGCGCTGTTCCCTTGTCGCACAGCGACCCGGCTGCAACCGGCGCCAGGCCAGCGAAAAACGCCCCGCAGACAGCAGAGGATGCCTCCCAGCAAGCGACCGCAGCGAATGACCACAGATCTATCCGCCACCCACGAAGCAGAGCCCACGCGAACAGGCATCCTAGCCACCCGCGGCCAATGTAGAACGCCAGCGATGGCTCCGGGAACAGCTTCGGCATGCAGTACACCGCCGCAGAGGCCAGCGGGAGGATCATTTCGGCGGTACGTATGGGCCAGGGCCACCACTGCCCGCCGGGCTGACCTTTTCGGCCAGCCATGTGAGCCCAAGAACGCGCAGCAGCGCTGCGAATCTCTCGCGGAGTTTCATGCTGCCCCCCCAGAAAAGTAGGTGTAGGCGATGGCGTCGCCGACGACTTCAACCGTGTTGCCTGCGCCGTTGAACGCAGCAACTTGAACTTTTGCAGTCTCTCCGACCGCCAGAAAAACACGCGGCACCGCGATGCTGAGCGACTGCTCAGGGTAGTCGGTTGACGTGGCGACTGTCGATGTGTTCGTGAACGTCAGCGGCGTCGTGACAAGGCGGATTTCTGCGCGGGTCATCGCCGCAGTTTTGTCCGCCAGTAGCACCTGAGACGCGAAGCTGTACCACCCGGGCAGTGGCGCTGTGAAGATCCCGGTTGCGTTGTCATATGCGCCGGCTAGGTCGAGAACTTCGGTATCAAAGATCACGTCATAAACCGTTCCTGCGCCGGTGACGTTGCTTGATGTAGAGCCCTTTTGGGCCAAGAAGTCAGGCGGTGTGCCAAGGCCAAAAAAGTCTTGATCCTGCGGGCTAGTCGGGGCCGATGTGTAGTCGATGGTCCCGATGCATTCGCCGCTGATTCTGAGGCGCGTCTTGATGTAGGGATCACTCGCCTGCAAAACGCCCGCATCGTTGTAGTGACGGAACGCGATGCTTTCCGTCACGCCAGGGCTCTGCGCGTCGTTGTACCTCACGCGGATATCTTCGATGTTCAACGGGCCGGCGTTGCCCTGGCTCTCGAACACCATCTGAGGATC